GGAATTGTAAAAGCACAAGACCAAAACGAGAACCTTGGCAAACTTGCCGAGATGCTTGGCAGTGCGCGTGACGTTGGCAATCAATACACAGTTCCAAGTTGGGTGCCACTAGCCGGTGGCGTAGGTGCTGGTGATTTACTCATGGGCAAAACACCAGAAGAGATTGAGAACTGGTCTTATGGCAATGCACCAATGCAGATACCAGAGATGAGCAACGTACCACAGTTTAAACGTGGTCGTGCGCAGTCACTTGCTGATGCACTGACAACATTAGCACCAGGTGTTAAGGCAACGGAAGGTTTACCAGCAGGATTATCATTCATTGGGCCTAAATCAAGAAACTGGGATAAGGTAGCTGCTGAATTAGCCGCTAAGAAATTAGATGAAGGCGCAGATCCAGCAGAAGTGTGGCGCGAGCATTTGATTGGTCGTATGCCGGATAAAACTTTGTTTAGTGAGATTAGTGATAAAGAAATGTCGCATGTTATCCCATTAAATAAATGGGTAAACAGAGAAAATGGGCAATTTATGGCTCCAAACATAAGTACAGCTTGGGATGAAGCTGCCAGCACTTTAACGCCAAATGCACCAGTTAGAATAAAAAGATTATTTGAACACGATCAATTAAAAAATGAATACCCTTATGGGTTTACTAAAAATTATGAAAATCAAAGCATTATGGATATGCCGGTTTTTATGCAAGAAAAAAATAGTAAATCTTATGGTTCTTTAGGTGATGGGGATCTAACATTAAACCCATCTTTGCTACCAAAAGAGGCAAGAAGCACTGTATTGCATGAATTGCAACACGCTATTCAAAACCAAGAAGGTTGGGGTAAAGGTGGTAGTCCAGCAGAGTTTGAATTAAGTGATTTTTCCAAATCTTATTGGCAAAACATATATGACAAATCAAACGATCAACAATCGGAATTGTTGCAATCTTTATTAGAGAAAAAGAAAGCAGGCGAAATTGATAATAACGATATACGTTTGCAAATGGAAAGCCTAGCAAATAGAAATGGAAGAAGCATAGCTGAAACAATGTTGCGCAGAGATAAAAATCCAATTGAAAGTTATAAAAGATTGGCAGGCGAAGCACAAGCACGCGCAACACAAGATCGTCTTGATATGGACATGGCGCAACGTCGTGAAAACTATCCACTTGCTGGTGGTAAGTTGTCTGATATTCCATTAGAGGACTTGATTTATAAGTATGAGGGTAATGGGCCTTCATTAGCAATTAAAGCCTTAAAGTTACATCATGGATCAAATGAGTTTGTACCAAAAATAAAACGCGAAGGATTATACGATGCAATTTTTGCAACACCAGATAGACATGCTGCATTAAGTCATGGCGATAAAATTTCAAATTATTACGTTAATGAAAATAAAATTGGTCATGATTTTGGGGATAAATATGATGAAACAATGAATTTATTGCGTCGTCATTATCCAGAAGCATCTGAGGATGACATTGAAAACATTTTGTATCCAGCAATTGCAGAAGATGTTACGCCTTGGAATATGAATCATGAAGAAGTTATGCGCGTGACTGGCATACCAGACATGGCAGAATCATCATGGAAACTTCAAGCCGATAGAGGACGAATTGGAAAAGCTCTTGGTTATGATGCCGTAAAAGTTAGAGATGAGCATGGCGATTCGTACATGATTCCATTTGAATCAAAAGCTAAATATCGTGCTGGTAGCTTGGATGAGTTGCAAGATAAGTATTATGAAGGTAATGGGCCTTCACTTAGCATGGATCCACTAAGTAAATACAAGGATTACGTTGGTGAACATTCTGCACCACTTGGCGATTCTGGTGCGCCACTTCATGACTTAACCGCTAATGAAAACGCTATTTATCCAAGTGATGTGTATTCTTCACAAGCAAATCAATACTATGGAACTGGCGAACCAGAAGACGCACAACTATTTGCAATGGCACAGCGTCTAAAAGACAAGCCAAATGAAAAAGTTTCTATTTACCGTGCTGTGCCTAAAATGCAAAGCAACAGTGAAAAAATTGCAGGACTTGAAAAAGATTTAGCAAACTATATGAAACGTGGACGCATGCCAAAAAATGCTGATTTTGATAATAAGTCTGATTGGTATGAATGGGCATCAAACGAGCGTGATAGACTTGCATCATTACCAGAAGAAACGATTGAGCCATTATCAATCAATCATGGCGATTGGGTTGCGCTTGATAAAAAGTACGCAAAAGAACATGGTGAAAGTGCGCTTGGTGGTAATTACAAAATACTTAGCAAGAAAGTTCCTGCGCGTCAGTTATTCACTAATGGCGATTCTATTCGTGAATGGGGATGGGATTCTCGCTACGCAGAAGGCGGCTCAGTAGACAAAGACAGTTTGCAGTTAGACAAACCACAACGCACGCCAAACCATCCAACCAAGTCACATATTGTTAAAACAATGGTTGATGGCAAAGAGAAGGTTATTCGGTTCGGTGAGCAAGGTGCTGAAACAGCAGGCAAGCCAAAAGAAGGTGAGTCAGATCGCATGACAGCAAAGCGTGAATCATTCAAGGCACGTCATGCAAAGAACATTGCCAAAGGCAAAAGCAGTGCCGCGTACTGGGCAGACAAGGTTAAGTGGGCAGAAGGAGGGGAAGTGGATACTTGTTACGCTGAAGGCGGTTCTGTTGTAGGCGATTTACCATTTGATGATACAGATCAATTGCGTTTATATCATCAAGCCATGCAACATTTTGATGATTTGATGGAAAACACAGGCGGCTCAAAAAAGATGGGCAAGACTGAGGCGCGTATCAATTACAACACCACAACAAAAGGTGATCGTGATCGTGATAAAGATTTGCACACGCTCATTGCTGATTATGGTGTGGACGTTGGCAAAGGCGTTAATCTTAACGCCACTATGATTAAACCAATGGAAGCCGAAGGTGTTTACCTTGGCAATCTTACTGGTTCAGTTCCTGTTGGCGAAGGTCGTGCGTCACTTGGTTTGCAAGGTTTGCACACAAAGTACAGTGATGGGTTGTCTGGGTACACTGCCGGCTATAATGGCAAAGTAGGTGATGGCAATTTAAGCGCAAGTTATTTTGAACCAGCCGATCACAACAGTGCTGGTCGTCAAGTGCAACTAGAATACAGTATGCCATTTGCTGATGGTGGCTCAGTATCAGAATTTGAAGATCCAGCGCACGAGCGTTTGTATCGCAGAGCGATGGCGCACTTTGATGACATGCGTGAAAAGCAAAACTTTGAGGACAATGACTCAATGATTGCATCGACAATCTTGCATCCAGTTGAAGCGGCAAAGCGTTATGGCAAGCATTTAAACGATATGTATGCAATTGCAACAGATCAGTTAACAGATGCAGAACTTGCAGCCGCTAAAGATGCTGGTTATGACGAAGAAAGTTATCCGCTATACGCAATGGAGCATCCAATATTCAGAACTGATGCACAAAAAGCTCAAGCAGGAATGGAGTTTGCTGGTCTTGCGCAAACAGGTGCAATGCCGTTTGCTCCAGAAATTAGTCCAGCAACACTTGGTTCAATTAATAGTCCAAAATCACAACTTGGTAAAATTGGAGCAACTAGAGAGAAAAAAGTAATTACAGAACCAGAAGAAGGATTAAAACTTGGACAACGCATATCAACTGCAAATCCAACTGCAATTGCTGCTGAACAAATGGGATTTCATTCAACACCAGAATATATAATTAATTCTGAAATAATGAGATCAAACCCAGAAGCATTTGAAAAAAATATGAAATTGATGGCTGAATATATGCCGTCAAGAAAAAGATCAACTGATGCGCGATTTGAAGATTATAAAAATTATATCAGTGACAACTTGTCATATTTAGCAAAACAATCACAAGATGATTTCTTTAAAAGATCTGGCAATTGGTACAAAGGCGCAAACGCTTTGGCAAATGACATGTCAAATGCGTATGATATTCCAATTGAAGCATCAGCAGGTGTTCTTGCAAGATTATCTCCAGGAATGGATTGGATGCAAAATGTTGAGCAAGCAGATAGATTAGCCGATATATGGCGAAATCATCAAAATACAATAATGCCATCCGGAGAATTTAAAGGAACTAAATTGCAAGACATGCCAGATTCTTCAGCAAAAGCAGCATGGATAAGATCTTTTGATGAACAAACTACGCCAGGTCACTTTTATGGATTAACACCAGAAGGTGGTTTAACAGAAATTCAGCGAACATTAAAAGGCGAACCAAAATCTTTAATGTGGCAATCAAACGCTAATTTGTTACGAGCAGTTAATATGCTTGAAGATTCTAGCATAGAAAATATATCTAAAAACATGGGATTATCTGGTCATAAAATTAGAAATTTCTATAACAATATAGCTGATCCTTTTCATCCAGAAGATATAACGATTGATACTCATGCTGTTTCAGCAGGATTGTTAACTCCGTATTCACAAAAAGGAATACCAGTTGGACATGCTTTTGGTGGAGGAGCAATTCCTGGAGTTGTTGAAGGATCTGCAAAATCTGGTATGGCTAGTGGAATGTATGGATTATATGCGGATGCATATCGTGATGCAGCTAAAAAAGCTGAAGTTATTCCGCAATCAATGCAATCTCCAACATGGGAGCTAATTAGAGAAAACTTCCCAACATCGGGTGTTCAAAAAGATAAATTGCGCGAAGAAATTGAAAAGCGCGTATTAAATGATTTGAAAAAAGGAAATATTTCACCAGAAATGGCAAGAGAAAGTATTATTGATATAACAACAAAAGGAAAAGGATTTAAATATCCAGATTGGTATAAATAATAAACAGGAGTTGCCCAAGTGACTTGCCCAGATACTTGATGCGTCAGCAACTCCTTTCTGGGTAAGTCAATTATACTAATATGCTATACTTCACGCAAACGAAACACACACAGAGGTAAACGATGGCACAACAATTTGAAGACGACGAAGATCAAGAACAACCGGATGCACAAGAAGGTGAAAACGTAGATTTTGAGGATACCGACAAAACTGACGTTGAAGACACTGAGGATGGTGGTGCTATCGTTCGCTTGCAGGATGAAGCAGAGTCACAACAAAACGCAGAGCATTTTGCTAACATCATTGATGAAGTAGATCAAGGTGATCTTGAGATGGCTATCAGTGAATTGATAGACAAGATTACCAACGACAAAGAAGCACGCGAGAAACGCGACAAACAATACGAAGAAGGCATTCGACGCACTGGTCTTGGCGATGATGCACCGGGTGGCGCACAGTTCACCGGTGCAAACAAAGTAGTACATCCAATGCTTGTTGAAGCGTGCGTGGATTTTTCTGCGCGTGTGATGAAAGAGATTTTCCCCGCTAACGGTCCTGTAAAGAGCAAAATTGTTGGTGAGAAGGATCAAGACAAAGTAGAGAAAGCAGATCGTAAGACTGATTTCATGAACTGGCAGTTAACCGAGCAGATGGTTGAGTTTCGTGGTGAGCTTGAACAGTTAAGCACGCAACTTCCACTTGGTGGTGGTCAGTACATGAAATTCATGTGGAATCCACTCTATAAACGTCCGATGGCAGAGTTTGTTCCTATCGATGACATTTATTTGCCGTTTGCAGCCACAAACTTCTACACAGCCGAACGCAAGACGCATGTGCAGTACATTACCAAGTTTGAGTACAATCGTCGCGTCAAGAGCGGTATGTATATCGATGTTGACTTGGGTGTGCCAACAGATCCAGAGTTTAGCAAAGCATCACAAGCTAATGACAAAATTGAAGGCCGTAAAGATTTAAGCTACAACGAAGACGGTTTGCGTACTATTTTTGAGATCTACACATACTTAGATTTTGGCGATGGGCCGGAACCTTACATTTTAAGCGTAGACAAATCCACCGAGAAAGGTTTGTCGCTGTATCGTAACTGGGAGCCAGAAGACGAACAACGCAAAGAGTTGGAGTGGATTGTTGAATTTGCTTTTGTTCCTTGGCGTGGTGCGTATCCAATCGGCTTGACTCACATGATTGGTGGATTGTCTGGCGCAGCAACAGGCGCACTGCGTGCATTGCTTGATTCAGCGCATATTCAAAACGTGCCAACACTGCTAAAGCTCAAAGGCGGACCGGGCGGTCAAACGCTGAACGTGCAACCCACAGAAGTTGTCGAAATGGAAGGTGGCGCGTTGATTGATGACGTGCGTAAACTTGCCATGCCATTGCCATTTAACGGACCATCACCTGTTTTGATGCAGTTGCTTGGCTTCCTTGTTGATACCGGCAAAGGTGTTGTGCAAACCACGTTTGAAAAACTGTCAGATCAGAACCCAAATCAACCAGTCGGCACCACAATGGCGTTGATTGAACAGGGTATGGTGGTATTTAACTCGATTCATTCGCGTTTACACAGCTCAATGTCGCGTAGTTTGAAGATTTTGCACCGAATTAACAGTGCTTATCTGACAATTGAAGACATTAAAGCGCAAGAATCGGGAATTGACATCGAGCCATCTGATTTTGATGGACCAATGGACATTATTCCTGTCAGTGATCCTGCAATTTTCAGTGAAACACAGCGTTTTGCGCAAATTCAAGCGATTATGCAACGTTCTCAGATATTTCCGCAGTTATATGACATGCGAAAAGTCGAGGAAATGTTCCTACGCACATTAAAAGTGCCATCTAGTGAAGTATTGAAGCCAAAACCAGCACAAGATGACATGGATCCTGCGTCAGAAAACGTGGCAGCCGCTATGGGTTCGGGAATTTATGTACTTCCACAGCAAGATCACATGGCGCACATCATTACGCACATGGCATTTGTTAAATCGCCATTGTTTGGGTCAAATCCTGTGATTGCGAAAACGTTTTTATTTCCAATGGTGGTGCATTTACGCGATCATTTGCTTAATTATTATTTAACTGAAACTCATGATGCTGTAGATAAAGCACAAAAGCAGCAATTGATTCCAGAAGAAGCACAAAATCAAGTTCAACTGATATTACAAGTGCAACAATTTATCGAACAGCAAATGAATGGCTTTAGTGAACAATTGCAAGAAATGGATAAGCAAGCAGAGCAATTTAAACCACAGCCACAGCTTCCACCAGATCATGCACTTGAAATTGCACAGATGAGCGCAGGTATTCAGCAAAAAGCACTAGATCAAAAAGCACAAACGGATCAAGCAAGATTGCAACTTGAACAGGTTAAATTGCAAACACAAACGCAGTCTGAACAAGCAAAAATCGCTGCACAACAGCAAGAACGTGCTGACAAGATGCAATCGGAGCAAGCTCGTATCTATGCTGAGAACCAACGTGCAATGGCTGAAATTCAAATGCGCGAAGCAATCAACACAGCCGACAACAATACTGCTAAACTTATCACTGCCGCAGAACTGGAGCATGAAAGTAAAACGTCATTAACAACAGGAACCGGCATTAACTTTAATCCGTAAGGAGATGACATGAAAGACACAAAAGGCAAAGAAGTTCCAATGACCGGAGCGGACGTGAAACAACACAAACGCATGGCGGCTGGTGAAAAAGTCGATGGACAAAAATTACCAGCAGAACCTAAAGGCAAGAAGTCAGCTTGGTGAACATCGAAACCAAGCTATTAAACAAGCTCAAAGTCGAACAACAAATGTTTGCTGTTGAGGCTTTGAAGAAACCACAAACACGCGATGCCTTCGAGTACGGGTATCGTGTGGGAACGGTTGCCGGTTATGAAGCGGCAATCAACGTACTCTTAAATCTTATAGACGAGGATAAACACAGTGACAATGACCTTTGAGAATGCAATGGCAGAGGCTTTTCCAGCAGTAGATGCAGGAATTCAGCCTTTTGGAAGCCGCGTTCTGATTCAGATTCGCACTCCAAAAAAGAAAACAAGTGGCGGGATTATTCTCGACATTGGAACACAAGACACTGAGAAGTGGAACACACAGATCGGCAAAGTGATTTCGCTAGGACCACTTGCGTTTAAAAACCGTAATGACATGACAGCGTGGCCGGAAGGTGCATGGTGTCAAGCTGGCGAGTTTGTTCGTGTTGCCAAGTACGGTGGTGATCGTTGGGAAGTTAAAGTTCCCGATACTGACGAATCGGCAATGTTTGTAATTTTTAACGACTTGGATATTATTGGTCAAGTCACTGGTGATCCATTAAAGATCAAAGCATTCATCTAGTAGGAGGTGATTTATGGCAGACGTAATTAGAGAAGATGACGACAATGATGATGAAATTGAAATTGTCGAAGATATAAATGAATTAAGCGATGAGGCTTATGACGAGCAAATTGCACGCGATGACGACGATGACGTTGACAGTGAGCGTGAAGCAATTCGTGAGCGTCGTAGAAAAGAAAAGTTAGAACGTAAAGAAAGAAAAACACAGGCGATTAGTCGTGACAAGTTAGAGCTGGATTTCCTTCGTAAACGCAATGATGATTTGGAGCGCAGAGTTTCTGTACAAGAAGTACGCGCACACCAAACTGATTTAGGCGCGTATGATGCGTATATCAATCAAGCAGCGCAAGAAGCAAACATGGCAGAGCGTGTTATTGCCAAAGCGGTTGAGCGTGGAAATGGCGAAGATGTAGCGCAGGCAATGCGTTACCGTGACCAAGCGATTGCTAAAGTTCAGCAGTTGCAATTCCAGAAACAGCAGGCAGCACAACAACGTCCAGTAACGCAACCAAATCAAATGGATGATTTGACAATGCACTACGCCAAAGAATTTATTGCTGATAATCCTTGGTATGATGCACAAGGTCGCGATGAAGATTCTTCAATTGTTATTGCTATTGATCAGACGTTAGCAAAAGACGGTTTCAATCCACAAACAAGTGAATACTGGGACGAGCTTAGAAAACGTGCGGCACGCAGACTACCAGAAAAGTTTGGAAAGAAACAAAGTGAACGTACTGCGCGTGGCGGCCCATCCGTTGGATCTGGTCGTGAACATGCACCAACATCAACCCGCAAAGAAATGTATGTGAGTCCAGAACGCAAATCAGCTTTAGTTGAAGCTGGTGTCTGGGATGATCCCGTACTTCGCAATAAATATTTAAAGCGTTACGCAGAGTATGATCGTAACAACAAATAGTATTGCGTTTATTGAATATCAATTTATAATTATTTCCAATCGCTGAAAGGAGCGAATATCATGACAGACGAAAGATTAAACAAATCCGCTGGAACCAATAGAAATAATCGTGCGATGACAGATCGCGCAGTTACACAAAATCGGGAAGTGACAGAAGACGAGCGGGTTGAGATGTTTCGACAAAGTTTTTTCCAGTCCAGTTTACCGGACTTGCCAAAACTTCCAGGCTGGCATTGCTGCTGGCTAACAACAACGAATCCCAGAGATTCCATCCAAATGCGTATCCGATTGGGGTATGAACCCGTGAAGCCAGAAGACGTTCCTGGCTGGGAATACGCAACGCTTAAAACAGGCGACTGGCAAGGTTTCATTGGGGTAAACGAGATGTTGGCTTTTAAACTTCCGTTATCACTTTATGAAAAGTACATGACCGAAGCTCACCACAATGCACCCATGCGTGAAGAAGAAAAACTGACTGATACAGCAGATTTTCTTGAGCAGCAAGCAAAGTCATCAAAGTCAAGATTGACTGTGGGAGATGGCAATCTGGAAATTGGCGAACATAGAGATGCGCAATTCGACATCTCTTAACGAACCATTTAAAACTTATTCCATTTAGGAGCTATTATGTCTACAACTAGCGCACCCTATGGTTTCAGACCTTCTTTCCACAACAGTGGTCAGATGCGTCCTAAAGCCTATACAATCGCGAGCGCATACGCTGCGTCTATTTACTCTGGGGATCCAGTTAAATTAGTCACTGCCGGTACAATTGAACTTGGCACTTCAGACGGTACTCGTTCTGGTACTGCTGCGGGTATTTCATTACTCGGTATTTTTGCCGGTGTAGAATACTTGGACTCAACTGGCAAACCTACTATCGCTCCATTCTGGACTGGTGGTACGACAGGTACAAACGTTGTTGCTTGGGTTTATGATGATCCAGAAACAATTTATGATGTTCAATTTGCAAACCCAGGAACAGCGGGAACTGATTCAGTTCAAACTGCTGTTGGTGCTGAATGCGATTGGCGTGTGGCTTCACCAGGCGGATCAACATCAACTGGTATCAGCTCAACATACTTAACCGCAGAAGTCGCGACATCTGGTCAATTCCAGATTACCGGTTATGCATACCTTATCACTGATTCAGCTACTGATGCTTATGTAAACATGACCGTTCGCTTGAACGAATCACAATACAAAGCTCCAGTTAACAGCGTAAGCTAAAGGAGGATATTGAATCATGGCAACTCCAATGAGAAGTACCGATTTTAGATCGGTAGTCGAACCAATCCTTAACGAAGTATTTGACGGTGTTTACGATCAACGTGCTGACGAATGGAAACAGGTTTTCAAAGAACAAAAAGGTATTCCCCGTAACTACCACGAAGAACCTGTTCTTTATGGATTTGGTGCGGCACCAGAATTACCAGACGGTATGGCAGTATCTTACCAATCTGGTGGTGTGTTGTTCTTGCAACGTTACCTTTACAAAGTATATGGTTTGGCGTTCAGCTTAACCAAAGTATTAGTAGAAGATGGCGATCACATCCGTATTGGTCAAACTTACGCAAAACATTTAGCGCAATCTTTGATTGAAACAAAAGAAACATTAGCAGCTAACGTATTAAACCGCGCATTCAACGGTTCATATACAGGTGGTGACGGTGTATCTTTGATTTCCACAGCGCATCCAATCGTTTCTGGCACATTCAGCAACCAGTTATCAACTGCTGCTAACTTGTCACAAACATCGTTGGAACAAATGTTAATTCAGATTCGTAACGCTGTTGACAACAACGGTAAACGTATTCGCTTAACACCAAAACAAATCGTTTCTGGTCCTTCAAATATCTTCCAAGCTGAAGTATTGTTGAAATCAGCACTACGCGCAGGCACAGCCGACAACGACATCAACCCAGTTAAATCAATGGGTTTACTTGCTGACGGTCAAGCTAACTTATCTCGTATCACTTCATCTACTGCATGGTGGATTCAAACTGATGCACCAGAAGGTTTAAAACTTCTTATGCGTCGTGGTCTTGAAAAATCTATGGAAGGTGACTTTGAAACTGACTCAATGAGATATAAGGCGACAGAGAGATACACGCTCGGATGGACTGATCCAAGGGGAGTCTATGGGACGGCCGGAGTCTGAGGACTAGTCCAGCATAATTGGACAAATGCCTGCTTTTGATGTTAATATGAGTTTTTTATTCATAAAAACAGAGAAAGCAAAATGGCTAAAAAATGTTCAATAGTAAATTGCATAGCTCCTGTGGTAGCACGGGAGTTATGTTCTACACACTACAAACGCTATCAACGTCACAAATCTACAGATCAAACTAGACCTTCTGATTGGGGTCAACGCGAAAAACATTCACTTTATAGAATATGGTGTGGAATCATTAGGTATCATCGTAAAAATATTTGCGATGAATGGTCAAATGATTTTTGGAAATTTGTAAAAGATGTGCCAGAAAAAACATCAAATAGTCGTGCAAGTAGAATTACTGAAACTAAACCTTGGTCAAAAGATAATTTTTATTGGCGTGAAGTTGAAACTGCCTCAATAGATGCAAAAGAAAAACAACGCAAATTTCGTGAAGCAAATCCTTTATATGGAAAAAATACATATTTAAAAAAAATGTATGGTGTAGATTTAGATTGGTATAACGCTCAATCTGAAAAACAAAATCATCTTTGTGCAATTTGCAAAGAGCCAGAAACTTCTATTATTCATGGCAAAAAAATATCATTAGCAGTAGATCATTGTCATGACACAGGAAAAGTTCGCGGATTATTATGCAGAAAGTGCAATAATGCAATTGGTGCATTTAAACATGATAAGTATATAATACAGCAAGCTATCAAATATTTAGAAGATAGTAATTTTCTGGAAACCTTTAACGCTATGCACGACTGACCAGACAGACGACATGAAGACTGCATAGTAAAACCTTTCATGTGAGGAATCAAAATGGCTTCAACCACATTCTCTGGACCAGTAACGTCTACTAACGGTTTTATTGGTGCAATTACTGGCTTAGAAACAGTTACAACATTAACAGCGGCTGCAACATTAACTGCCGCACAAAGTGGTACAACTTTCTTTTTAAACTCTGCAACAGAATTTGTAACTACACTTCCTGCGCCTGTAGCCGGTTTAAATTACACATTTATTGTTACTGCTGCTCCTTCTGGCGCAAGCTACACCATCGTTACTGCATCAAGTGCTAACATTATCAAAGGTCAAGCGGTTAACGCTGCTGGCGTTGCTGGTGATACCGGTACTGCTGATGACACCATTTCTTTTGTTGATGCACAAGCTGTTGCTGGCGATCAAGTTACTGTGATCAGTGATGGTACATCGTGGTTTGCAAAAGCGTTTTGCGCGGTTGCGGCTGGTGTGACATTTACACAAGCAAGCTAATTTGATGAGGCGTTAATTCGCCTCATTTCAATCAACAGGGGAGCATCATGGCTGACGTAGTAGCATCACAAACATTGCTTGACGGTGAACGATTGTTTATTGGCAAGTTTACAAATATCTCTGACGGCACAGGTGAAACTGC